AAAGCAAAGTTTGGTGAGAAGCATAAGGTTTTAAGCATTAATGTTGAGGTTACGCCGGAACAATTAACGGCTCGTAATGAGGAGTTGGATGAGCAAATTAATAAGTTAATGGGGGATGAATAATGAGTGAACTAAAAACATTAAAAGATATAGATTGGATTCAAAAAGATATGAATAATGTGGTTGTTGCAACAAACACATATAAATTAAGAAAAGAAGCTATTAAATATGTAAAAGAACTAAATAATAAATGGGGTAAACATATAAATAAAGTTCAGATTACTAATAAAGAAATTTATCTAATGAATAATTGTAAAGCAATTATTGATTGGATTAAACATTTTTTTAATATAACAGAAGAGGAATTAGAATGAGCAAATTAATAAGTTAATGGGGGATGAATAAAAGAAAATGGTTGACATATTTACTACATTAGAACAAACCTTTGTTGTACTAATAGGTATATTAATAACTAATATTGTTATGATATGTATATTAAATATGATTAAGGATAAGATGAAAGATAGAAGAAAATAAAAAAGAATGGAATCATACAAAAACATACTAAACAGAATCATTAAGACTAGACTCGGTAAAAACAAGCATATAAACAAGGAAGAATACAAGACAGCGAGTATAGGAGAAAACATGTATGAAGACAAAACATTATACGAGTTCAATAAGAAAGCGGCGTGGATGCATTACGTGTTCAAATACAAAATGGTTATGCCAATACTACTATTACTAGAACGATTACTAAGAAAACACTTAGTCAGAGAATACAAGACGATTAAATGGCATAATAAGGGTTTACAAGAATTCGATGAAGCATACGAGAAAGCATTAAAGACTTGGTCAAAGTATTTAGAAGTGAAAAGTTCATCAAAAAGAATAAATTTTTATGAAAAAGGAAATGGTAGCATAGGAGTACTAAGATTAATGAAGAATATTGTATTAACTGTTTGCTCACACGACGATGTTTACATTGAGTTCACTAATATGTTAATGAACGAGATGCGACAAAGTAAATCATATAATAAGAGTGGTAAACACTTATTACACACAGATAAGTATGTTAATGGTCCTGAGTATATGCAGTATTATCATATCGGGGAGTACTTAACGAGTGGTAAGATTAAACTTAAAAAGTTATAAGAGATAATATATATATTATATATACTATATTATGAGTAAGGCCAGACGGCAATGATTAAAGGATATATTGAGAGTAACACTTAGAGACTTAAAAAAAGTATTAAACAAGGTAGAACCTAAACAGTATTCTAGTATACTAAAGCGTATATTCAGTTACCCTGAGAACATAGACACATTCGCATACTACTTCTTCGGACACGCAATGCAAACCAAGACACCATTATTCCATTACGAAATATACGATTTCTTATTAATCCCTGAAAGCGGGGCATTAGCTGCTCCAAGAGGATTCGCTAAAAGCACGGTGACAGGATTATTCTATATAAGTTGGTTAATAGTTAATAAGAAAAAGAAGTACATAGTATATATGAGTCAGAACTATCAGAAAACTGTTCAATTCGTAGAACCATTAAGAAAAGAGTTCGAGACTAATGAGAAAATACATGAGGTCTACGGTAAATTAACGCCTAGAAAAGTGTTAGACCAAGCGTCAGGTAAGAATAGGGAGGATATGATAGATATTAATAATGTTAGAATACAAGCTGTATCTTTTAATAATAATATTAGGGGGTTCAAGTACCTTAATCAAAGACCTGACCTCATAATAGGTGATGATATTGATGATGATGAACGAGTTATTAATCCTGACCTTAGATACAAGGATTATATGAAGCTCGTTAAACAAATATTGCCTAGTCTTAGTAACGAGGTTGGTGCAGTGTTTAAGATGATTGGGACAATGCTGCATTGGGATTCGTTACTCGCTAAAAGGATTAAAAAGTGTCACGGTAAAATTTATAAGGCGTGCAGGATAGAGAATGATAAGATAGTGAAGGATTCCTTATTATGGGGTGATTTCTGGGGTGTTGAGAAATTAGAAGCTCAAAGACGAGAATTAGGTAGTGTAGGGTTTAGTAGTGAATACCTTAATAATCCTATTGAGAACGAGGCGAGCTTGATTACGATGGAGTGGTTAAGGAAATGTTTTGATATTGAGCGGTCTTATGATGATGATACATTAAAAGGTGATAATAAGTATTTAGGTGTTGATTTCGCTTTCGGTGATAGAGTAACAAATGATTCATCAGCGTTCGCAGAAATAGTAATAATAGACACTAAAAAACTTCTTAATAGACTTATATATAAGAAAGGTATGAGCATTACTCAACAATTTGATTACATTGACCAATTACATTTACTTAATAATTATGATTGTTGCGTAATGGAAGAGAATAGTATTCGTAGTATGAGTAAAGAATTGTATCATTACGATTTCCCTTATTACCTTATTTGGACTGGTTCTAGTGATACAGCTGCTAAGGTCACGCCTGAGAAAGAGTTTCAGGATAAGCGTCATAGTATTAGTAAAACGAATATGATTAAGAGGTTAGCTGTTGAGTTCGAGAATCAAACAATTGTTTTACCATATAAGACTGATGCTGATAAGGAATTAACATTAAAGTTATGTGATGAGTTATTAACGTTTGCTTTGCAAGATGGTAAAATAGTGGAGGTTGGAATACACGCTGATGCACCGATAGCGATTGGTATGGTTTTAGAAAAACATAATCTTAATCAGTTCGTGATGGATTGGTAAAGATTTTGGGAGAGGTGGATTATTAATTAAAAATGGATAGTATGTATAAAATATTAAGTTGCCCGAGTTGTGGTAAAGGCAAAACGAATAAGACACACTCATTCGGGGTGTACAGGATTTACTTTAATGGTAATATTTTAAAACTTAAATGTAGGACTTGTGGACACATATTAAGGTTTCGTATTATACGAGGAGGAATATAAGATGAAAAAGGATTGTATATTATTAGAGGATTTAGCGAGATTAACCGAGCAGGACAGGTTAAAGAATGATATAAAAGTGTTGATTGATAGAGAGAAACTAAAAGTGATAAGGGTGAACGTATGACTAAAATAAGAGTTCTTTGTTATATCCCGGTACATAGGAATATGGAAGCAATGAATGCTCTTTGCTTATTAGAGTTAATGAAGCATGAGATGAGTAGGGGAGAAGTAGATTTACATATTTGTTTCTTAGTCGGTGAAAGTCTTATACAACGAGCACGTAACACGATAGCGAACAAGTTTTTAAGAAGCGATTATGACTACTTATTAATGATTGATAGTGATATAATATTTAAGAAAGAAGTATTACAACAATTACTTAGTCGTGATAAACAATTAATAGGTGCTAATTATGTGCATAAGAATACTATGAAGCGATGGGCTGGTAAACCCGATGATTTCGATGAAGAAGTAAGTTCTGCTAGTTTTATACCGACAGGTATGATTCTTATTAAGAGGAACACGTTTGATTTATTAAAGGAGAGAATAGATGTTCCAACTTATAAGACTAGTGAATCACTTAAAGAATACGGCTTCTTTAATTGTTTCATTGATAACAAAATATTATTAAGTGAGGATTGGGCTTTCAGTAAGAGATGTGAAAAAGCAAAGATTAAGGGTTATATAGATAATACTATACAACTAGGTCATATAGGACAAAAAATATATGTGGGGTACTAAATATGGTAGTGGATAGAAAATTAAAAAAGATAAGTAAGAACAGGTTTGAACTGCAAACAATAGATAAACCAAATGATTTAATAACAGTGAAAGGGTATAAACCAGAAGAGTTAAGAGATATATATAAGGAATTAAAGTTCAGGCAGAATCAGGCGATAATGCAAAAAGATAAGCTTGAAAAAGATATTGGTAAACTAGATGTTGATGACACGCCAGTATTAAGAGAATTATTGGAAAAGTTTGAGTCAGCTAAGAAATTAATGGATAAAGACAAGTTTGAAGACCAAATGAAAATGGTTAAAGCAGATTTAGCAATGTTAAAGAACCAGATTAAAGAGATTAGTGCAGCTGTGCCTGAAGTATTACGTAACAAATAATACTTTTTTTTTCTTTCTTTTTTATTTTATAAATAAAATACATTTAAAAAGATTAAAAAAAATAAGTGATAATATGTACATTTAAAATGGCAGATGACATAAATATTAATGCATCACTAAACGATTACACTATTATCCCAGCCATTAACACTTATAGTGTTACTGAATCATTAAACTCATATAATATCGTGATATCATCAAAACTAGCGTTTGGTGATACAGTTGTTGACGGTGGAAGCCCGTAAAACAATTTATTAAAAATGGCAGATGATAATATAAATGTAGATATCAGTATTTCTAGTTTAAGTATACCAATAAATGTTGGCACTCTTGAAACAACAGTGTTAGATGACCCTGTTGATGGTGGTTCACCCGCAACCACTGGAATAGTAGTAAATGGGGGAAGTCCTTAAATGACTATTTATCAAATACAGATAAGAAGGGGAACAGCAACTACTTGGACTAATACAAATCCTATTCTGGCAAGTGGGGAAATGGGTTATGAAACTGATACTGGCAATTTTAAGTTCGGTGATGGATCTACTGCGTGGAATGAATTAAGT